CACCTTTCAATCCTGCCAAACTTGTCGCTTAATTTTTGGCGCTTTTGTCTATTGACTTTTCATAGCTGGTCTCCTTTGCGTACATATTAACTCTGAAAGGCACATATATCAAGCCGTATTACTACACAATATTTTTGGGTTCAGCTGTGTACAGTACACAATCCCCGAAAGGACAAAGTAAACACACGGCAGAGCAACACCGTTTCCCCACAGCTTGTACTCGGCAGAGTCGCTGTGGGGATTTTTCAGCCATGCGCGGATCTGCTTTTCGGACTTCGGCTTGACTGCGCTACCGATGATTTTTCTGTGTATTTCAAAGACCTCTTTCCAGAATGTCAATTCTTCATCTGTAGGCTCGTCCGTTCCGAGATCTGCGCACCACCAGTCGGGAAATCCCTGCAAACGGGCGCACTCCGTTGGAGTAAGCCTGCGGACTATGTATTCCGGAGAATTCACGGTCGGCGGGTCTTTGTAATCGCTTGCGACAAGCGTGTTTGCAAGGTTTTCCTCGGCTTCGGTATGATAGGAATTCTTGCTTGTGCTGTACACAAGAGTTTCAGAACCTCCTCTGTACATTCCACCTGCGGCTCGGAGCGCACCGCATTTATCGTTTTCGCTGTACTTGGTGTAGCTGTCCTGCGAAAATGCTACTGCGTGGCGGTCGGTGGCATTCAACGTGAATGAAACATCCTCATTCACTCCGCTGCCTTGCGGACCATTCTTATCGGCTCTGCCTATCATCGAACCCTGTACGGCTACGACTGCCACACCGCCTTGGTTTGAATCGGGAGAATTACCGCCCGTATCTATCGTCCGTGATGTATCCGTTTCATAGCAGTTCTGCCGCGCATTTTTCGTGCCATCGGATGTGAAACGAACATCAAAACAGCGTGTATCTTCAACCACAAACGGCTGATTGTTGCCGCCAGTTCCGTAGGTTGAAGAAACCGTTGGAGCAACACCGTGCAACTCCGTATAGCGTGTATCCTGCGAGTGATTTTCATAGACAGTCGCAGGAACAGTCCCTGCACGGAGTGTAGGTGAAGTTTCATCTTCGTAGCCGATACCTCCCGCTTTTGCCGAGTGTTCTGTACAAAATCCGGCTGCGGATTCCATCACGCAGGGCGGGTGACCGTGTGTTTCCGCGCGAAGAGTTGCGGTTATATCGTGCGATATTTCTATGGACTGACCGCCCTGGTCGTTCAAGCAGACTGCGCCTGCCGTTCCAGAGCCGCTTTCAGCAGCGGCGGCAGCTCTTTGCCACGCTTTGAAGCCCTCTGCAGAATACCCCGACAAGCCTTCGGACTCAAGCAGTATTTTTCCGGCGCATTCGCTATCAAAATCTGCGTGGTCTCCCCCAGTGGGGGGAGGTGTCACGAAGTGACAGAGGGGCTGACCGACAGACCAAGGAAGATGCGTTTTCTTCTCTGGGGTACTCCCCAGTATTGCGCGTCAAGCACTCGCCAGGCGATTGAGAAACCGTCTGCCAGTATCTCTCCGGCAGTTGTCCATTTCTCAAATCGAGGAACAGAAACGCTTTCGTCCTTGACTTGACACAAGCTTTCAAGGACGCACCGGAAGTCCTCGCCCCTGTTGGAACTGAACGCTCCGGGGACGTTTTCCCAGACCGCAAATCTCGGATATCTTCCATCAGTCGCACACCTCATTTCTTTTATAATTCTGACCGCCTCATAGAACAGGCTCGACCTTGAACCGTCAAGCCCGCTGCGTTTTCCGGCAATGCTCATGTCCTGGCACGGACTGCCGAATGTGATTATATCCACGGGTGGCAGCTCCGCACCGTTCAGCGAGGACACATCTCCATAATGCTTCATCTGAGGAAGTCTTTTCGTTGTTACCCGAACGGCGAACGGCTCGATTTCCGAAGCCCACAGTGGAGTAATGCCAGCAAGCATTCCTCCGAGCGGAAAACCGCCGCTGCCGTCAAAAAGGCTGCCAAGCGTGAGTTCATTCTTCATCGGTGACCTCCAATTCGGAATAGGGTATCGTCTTTCCGTCACGAACCACAAACACATTCTCCGCAGAACCGACCTGCTCAATATACCGTTTCACGATAACATCGCAGAACTTTTCATCAAGCTCGATTGTGTGGCAGATTCTGTTCGTCTGCTCACAGGCGATAAGCGTACTGCCCGAGCCGCCGAACGGGTCGAGCACGATACAGTTGCTCATGCTTGAATTCTTTATCGGATACGCAATAAGCGGAATGGGCTTCATTGTTGGGTGGTCGCCGTTCTTCTTCGGCTTGTCGAACTCCCATATTGTCGTCTGCTTGCGGTCGGAGTACCACCGGTGCTTGCCGTTTTTCTTCCAACCAAACAAACACGGCTCATGCTGCCACTGATACGGTGAGCGACCGAGAACAAGCGACTGCTTTTTCCAGATACACGTTCCGGAAAGATAAAATCCCGCGTCAGCAAAAGCCTTGCGGAAGTTCAGTCCCTCTGTATCTGCGTGGAAAACATAGATGCTTGCATCGTTCGCCATCGCTTTCCCCATGCAGGTGAAAGCGTCAAACAGGAACTGATAGAACTTTTCGTTTTCAAGATTGTCGTTCTTGATTTTTCCCGCCGAACCCTCATAATTCACATTGTACGGCGGGTCGGTAACCACAAGATTTGCCTGTTTACCATTCATGAGAACTTTGTAGGTTTCCGGCTTGGTGCTATCGCCGCAGACAAGTCTGTGATTTCCGAGCAGCCAGAGGTCGCCGGGTTTTGTTGTGCAAGGCTTTTCCAATTCGCCGTTCACATCGAAATCATCGTCCTTGGTATCGGAATCCTCGTCAAAGAATGCGGCGAGTTCCTTTTCGTCAAAACCCGTCAGTGAAAGGTCGAAATCGTCCGCCCGCAATGCTTCGATTTCAACTTTCAGCATTTCCTCGTCCCAGCCTGCATCGAGAGCCATTCGGTTATCCGCAATTATGTACGCTTTCTTCTGTGCAGGAGTAAGATAATCCACAAACACGCAAGGCACTTCGGAGATATTCTCGGCTTTCGCAGCAAGTATTCTGCCATGACCGGCGATAACATTGAAATTCCTGTCGATGATAACAGGGTTGATAAACCCGAACTCACGCAATGAGGAACGCAGTTTGTTCAGCTGTTCCGGCGAGTGGGTTCGGGCGTTGTTGACGTATGGTATCAGCTTATCTATCGGAACAAGCTGCATTTCACTGGTCGTGTTCATCTGACGTTCCTCCTTTTCAGAACCTTGTGCAGACCCTTTCGGGCGTCCATGACATTGCCCTTAATTGCCTGACCTTTAATCGTTCGGTATTGCTGTACCGTGAGGTTAGGTCGGTTGCTTTTCAGTTCCTTGAAAAATTCGATGGTGTCCTTTGACATAGCGTTATCCTTTCCTTGAACGAAGCAAACGTTCCATAGCGTCGTTCAAATCATCACCGACAGGTTCGGTGCAGTTATCCTTGACTATTCCGTAAATTTCATACCAGATGAGATTTGCGTTCTTTTGAAACTGCTGCGACATCTGCACGAACGGCGAAGCAATAACGCCGCCCGTGGTCGGGTGCTTGCCGAGCAAGCCGTAAGTACTGATTGCTTCCTCGCATTGAATGTATCTTGCGTATGCCTGCGCATAGGCTTCGATGAGCCGCTTGTTTACGAGGTTCTCGCAGTTCCTTTGCTTAAGCCACAGCCAGGTTTCTCGGTATATATCATCAGCGCCGAGGGGAACTCCGTTCTTCTGCCGAGCCGACAGATAGTCGCTTGGCTTCGGCATATCTGAGCCGTTCAGAACAGCGCCCTCCGGCAGGTCGACTGCTTCAAGTTCCGCTGTATCGAGCGCCGGTATGTCGTTGCTTATGATTTTCACCGGAAGACCTTTCTGCTTTTTCTCTGCGGCAGGAGCGGGTTTATCTCCGGCGCGTACCCGTCTGCCGCCTCTGTTTGTACCGTCTTTCGCCACGCTCGTCACCTCCGTTGGGTAAGAAAAAAGGACGGTTCGCGCCGTCCGAAAATATATTCATGGTTTAATACCCCGTTTGAACCCCGGTTTTTGCGCACGAAGCCCCGGGCCGCTGTCCGAGGTAAAGTGTGCAGAGATTCTGACCGCCCCTATGCTGCACACTGTAAAACAAATTACTATATTGTGTTGACAATGTTTTCAAAAATGATTATAATACAATTGAGCCATAAGAATTGAAAGGAGATCAATATGGAATTTTTAGAATACGGTAGCAAAAACGCCCCCACTCTTATATTCATTCACGGCTCATGCACCACAGCCGAGACCTGCTATTCAAAGGTAGCCGAGGCACTGAAAGACAATTATCACTGCGTCCTTTGCAGGCTTGACGGTCACTATGACGGCTCACCCGACTTTGTTTCCCTCGATAAGGAAGCGGAGCAGATAGAAGAGTATGTACAGCAAAGCCTGAACGGAAGCGTATATGCCCTTATTGGGCTGTCCCTCGGCTCCACTATATGCGTTCATCTGCTCACAAGAAAGAAAATTTCCGTCAGCAAGGTGTTCCTTGACGGCGTGTATGTGCAGAACAAGGGCGCTTTGTACGCCAATATGTGTGCGCTAATGTGCAATATCGGCATCGACTATATGCGAAAGGGTGGAAAAGTCCCCGACAAGCTGATAGAAATGGTTTTCGGCAAGGGCAACAGAAGCGTTGTGGATATGATGTACAGCGGCACATCAAAGATAACGGTAAAGAACGTGTGCAGGCAGGTCTATGAGTATAAGCTTGGCAATATCTCCACCGACGGCGTAGATATCATCAGCCTGAGAGGCGAATATGAGCCTATACCCACAGCATCATTCAAGCTGCTGAAAGAACATATCCCCCATATCCGTGAAAAGATTATACCAAACTGCGGTCACGTCCAATTTCTCAATGAACAGCCTGATAAATATATCCGTCTGCTGACGGAATTTCTGAAAAAGTGATGATCCGAAAAGGCGCGTATGAAAATATGCACCGGACGCAATATGCTTGTGAGCTTGAACTTTTTCTTTTCCAAACGGGTTCAAACTCTGATTTGTTTTAATCATCTATCTCCTATATTGTGATGTATTTTCGTGTGACACGACTGACACAGCGACATCAGATTGTTGAAGTCATTACTGCCGCCTCGCGACACGGGAACGATATGGTGTACCTCCTCAACAGGAGTGAGCCGACCCGCTTTCAGACACATCTCGCACAGCGGGTGCGCTGAAACGTACCGTCTGCGTATTTCCCGCCACGCTCTGCCGTATTTCTTGTTGCTGTCGGCAGGACGGACGAGTTTATTGTAGCGGCGGTTTATCTGCTTTGCGTGTTCCTCGCAGTACTGCCCGTCACAACGTTTGGGACAGCCGGGGTAGGAACAGGGGCGCTGTGGTCGTCTGGGCATGGGTTCATCTCCTTAAATCGAACGATTTATTCTTCTTTTATTTGAAAATCGTGCGATATTATCACGAATTTTTCGTACAGACACACAAAGAGCCTTGCGGGTGTTACAACCTACAAGGCTTTCTCTGTATTCTTTGCTGATTATATCATACCACAAAGGGGCTACTGTAAAATAGTTGATTTTACTGTAATGTTTCAGGAACGGTCACTTCACGCAGCGCCTTGTGGTGCATTTTATAGATGTTGTCTATGCCGTATCCCATCTGCACAGCAATCTGCTCCCATGTTTTGAAACACAGATACCGCAGTTCAAGTAACGTCTGATATTCAAGATTTGAAACACCGCGAATCACTCCGGCGATCTCTTTTTTCAGGTCAACCAGGCTGTCAATGTCTGCGTTTATCTCGCTTTCCATATCCACGATTTTGATTATAACATCTTCCATACGGTGGATATTTCTTGTGGAGTTGCCGGGCATATCGTTGAAAACCGTCGTTGCTTTCTGTGCAAGCAGATTCAATGAAGCTATCTGCTCCATCTTGCTGTTGATACGCTGATCTATTCTATACGCCTGTCCGAGATATTCCTTTGCCGTCATGCCGAAACCTCCTCTTTGAGCTTTTTCAGAAGCAATTCTCCGTTCAAATCCGAAAGTATCGAAAACCAGTTTGAACGGAAGAATTTCTCTATACTCCGCTTGTCGTGCTGCGCCGATTTGTCGTCTGGAGTGTAGCGCAAGCGTTCCACGGAATCACGATAGTCCTTTACGGCTTGAATAATTATAGCATTTGCGAGTTCCTTGTATGGGTTCATTTATGTACCTCCGCTTTCACTGCGGTGATAAGAGCCGCCTGCGTTGTGTCCTTTGTTTTCAGAGCTTTGATTATCTGCTCGTCAATAGTGTCTTTGGCGATTATGTTCTGAATAATCACCGTATCTGCGGTCTGACCCTGACGCCACAGTCTTGCGTTTGTCTGCTGATACAGTTCAAGGCTCCACGTAAGCCCGAACCAAACCAGGGTCGAACCTCCGCTCTGTAAGTTCAATCCGTGTCCGGCAGAAGCAGGGTGTATAAGCGCAACCGGGATTTTTCCGCTGTTCCATTCGGAAATATCTCGGCTAGACTTGATTTCACGGATTTCAAAGCGTTTTCGGATACGCTCTAAATCGTGCTTGAACCAGTAAGCAACAAGCAGTGGTCTGCTGTTCATGCTTTCGATTATATCCTTGTATGATATAGTTAAGCCCCATATCATATCCTTGTATGATATAGTTAAGCCCCATATCATATCCTTTCATAAGATTTACGCTCATCTCCGAAGCAAGGGAAAATTTGAACAGTGGAGCGAGCGTAGCGAGAGGAACTGTTCAAATTTTCGGCGAACCGCGCCGAAATGTTA